GTGAGCGCAGGTCCTGGATCTGCGCGTCGTGGCGAGCCGTGATCTCGCGGATATCGTCGGCGTGCTGCTCGCGCTCTTCTTTCATCTCATCGGCGTGCTGCTTGCGAAGATCGCGTAAGACACTTTGATAATCGCCACGGTCACCTGATGCCTGACGCATCAGATGCAGAACGAGGAAGACCAGCAGCCCGAAGAAGCCGGCGCCGGGAATGAGGGTGGACCACTCTGGAAGCTCCACGCATTTGCTCCCCCCCGCTCAGAGTCGCTCGTCGGTGCGAACCGTCTGCTCGGCCGCCGACCCAGCAGGTGGCCGGGCACCCCCCAGGCACGGCTCACCGTTCACGCGGTGCCGCTTCACCATTCCGGTGGCGAACGCCAGCGGATACTCACGCCCGCACACCGTGCACACCCCGCGCTCAGGTGCCGCGCCGCGGATGGTGTGTAACGGACGGCGGCGGACGACGGCCACGGCTCACGGCGCCGGGTACACCGAACGGATCTCGGCCAGCGTCCCCTCGGCCTGCGGGAACCACTGCAACAACTGCGAGGACACCTCGGCGTCCTCGTCGAACGGCACACCCGCGGCCTTGAGCTGGGTGAAGGCCGCGAAGTCCGCGACGTGACGCCGCGACGTGCCGGTCAGCAGCCAGATCCGGGTCGGGTCGGTGCCGGCCTGCTTCACAAGGATCATGTCGGTGGCCTTTCGGAGAAGTTCGAGATCGAGGTCGGGGACGGTCGGATCAGGTAGCGGCACACCGCCGCCACCGGTCCCACCGCTCGACGGCTCAGACAATCGGGCGGCGATCTTCGTCTTGAGCAGCCCCATCCGCGCCCACATCAGATTCCCGGGGCAGGACTTGGTGGACACGCAGCGGTGCCCGTGCGGGTGCAACGCGGCGTACTCGGTGACGAACCCCGCCTTGGCGTCGGCGGCGAACGCGCGGGCCAGCGCGTCGACCATCTGCTCGGTCACCGGGTGCTGGATGTTCTGGCAGATCACATACGCGCGGCTGTTCACGTTCAGGTTCCACGAGGGGGCGGTCAGCGATGCCTTATAGCCGGGGCACGCGCTGCCGAACCTCAGGCAGGTCGACACCCGCAGGTCGTTGACGGTGTGCGCACCGCGCCGCCCGATCGGCTGCCCCTCGTACACGGTGTCCGTGCCGGCGAAGATGAGCCGGTTGTAAGAGATCCCGGTCGACGGGAACCGCGAGATGCCGATGGCCTCGATGGCGCGGGCGTGGGCATCGCGGCTGTTGTAGTTGCTCGGATTGGTCACCGAGATATGCACGAACACCCGTGTTGCCGGCTCGTCTACCGGTCTCGAGTTGGTGTAGTTGAACCGTGCGCCCCACTGCTCGCGGCGCCGCAACTTCATCCCGACCGCGGCCAGCTTGGTCCGCTCCTGACTGATCGAGGTCATCAGATGTGCCCGATGACTTCACACTCGGACGCCGGCGCGGACCAGATGTCGATGTCGCCGCCCTCGTCGTCGGTGCGGCGCAGTGGGTCGTCGTCAGTGCGGCGCAGCACACAAAACGTGTCGCCGCCCGGCTCGTCAGAGTAGCCCGCGACATCGACCACCACGCGGCGCTCACCGTCGTGGACGACGATCGCGCCAGGTTGCGGATCAGGCATGGTTTCCCCTCATCTCCTGCGTTGTCCCCACGCGCCGAGCGTGGCCGGCGCCCCGCGGGTCGCACCGCGCGTCCCGCCCCGCCCGGACAGCGCCGCCAACGCACGCGCCACCGTCGGCGAGTACGAGTCGAGCTCCAACGTCGCGGACGCCGACGACGTGTCATAGTCCGTGCCGACGATCTGAAACACCGTCACCCCGTCCCGGTCGGTCACGTTCAGCGAGTTCGGGTTGGGCTGGATGCCGCGCACCCGGATCAGATTGCCGGGCCGGATCTCCCACGGATCGACCATCCGACCACGCTCATGGTCGTAGATGGGCCGGGCGATCGTCAGTGTGCCGGCGTTCGGCGGAGTCGCGTGCTCAGCCAGCAACTGGTCCCCGGCCTGGATCGCGTTCTCCGACGAGGCCACCTCATCGCCCAGGTCGACGAATGCATCCCGGGTAAAATCCAACTCGGCCACGGTCTGGGTGCGGCGGGTGGTGCGGTACCGGCCCCGCGCATCCTTCCACCGGATCGTCACTGCGTTGTATAACCCGTCAGCCGAACCGGTGGAGCGGTAACCGTCGGACACGTCCGCCTCGTAACGGACCGTCGTCGGCCACGTCTTCCATTCGAACTTGTACTTGCCTGCCGAATTGCGGTCCGTGGCCTGCCAGAAGTAGGCGGGCTCGAACAGCATCAGATCGTCCAGGATCTTCGCGGGGGTCGCGCCGTCCGGGTAGGCGAGTTGGTTGATCCCGTAGGTGGTGGTCTCCACGGTGGCGTTCGCGCCGTCGTACTCCGGCAGCAGCCTGCCCAGCAGGTCGGCCACGACCTCACTGGCCAGCACACTGTGGGTGGTGTACCCGGATGCGCCGACCGTGGCGCCGGTCTTTGTGAGCCGCTGCGCCATAACGTACAGCCCGCCGACCGAGGACCACCACAAGTCGTCGTTGAAGGTACCGCCCGCACCTATGTAACGTTGCAGGATCTCCAGCACATTGTTGGTGGCCTGAAAATCGGTGGTCATCACCTTCGGTGCCGGGCCGGTCTCGCTGCTGTTCCACGCATCATCGCGGGCCGCTATGTTCTGCGGCCCCACGAAACCCTGAACCTTGAAATCAGAGAATGTACGGCCTTCGATGTGCTTGAAATCGAACCGGGCCAACAACTGGCCGAACTCCTGCAACATTCCATAGCGTCGCCGCACCACCCAACCCGTCACAGAGCCGGCGCCCCGGTTGATCCGCATATCGAATGCGTGCAACGTGGTGTCGTTCATGTACTCGGTGACGACGACGTCGCTGCCCTTGATCTCGTTGTTGGCGGTGTTGGGATACCAGTGCGTCAGGTCCCGGTCCACGTAGATCAGCGGCACGGTGCGGTCCTGCGCGTGCGCCGACGGCCCAACCGCCGCCAGATCCCACACCTGACCATCGCTACCGACACCCCGGCCCGGGTCCTCCAGCCGGCCGCACCACACCGTGTTGCCGTTGCGGGCGTCGTAGATGTCCACGTCGGCGTAGTAGGCGATCTCGTCCGGCGACAACGCCAACGGCCGGTCCAGAGAGAACTGCGCGGAGGCGAACCCGCCCGGCGCGACGCTGCGGAAGGACAGCGAGCGCAGGTCACGTTCGATGTGGCGGGCAGTGCGGGCGGTCCGTAGATGCACCGTCAACGGGATCGGCAGGCTCACGTCGAGGCCGGCCTAACCGTCAGGTAAAGCGGGTAGTAGGCCACCGATACCGTCGTGGTCGTGGCGATCGCATGCGCCCGCGACTCCGCCACCTCATACAGCATGTAGATCCGGTTCGTCTGATTCGGCGTCAACAACGGAAGTCCGCCCGAGCGCGCGGCCGGTGCCGCCACCGACACCACCTCATCCGCCGACGTGCGGCCATGCACCGACCAGTCCAGAGCATCGAGCCAGCGCCGGTCCGACGCCGATTCCGTCTCGCCCCACTCGATCAGCCCGAACCGGTCGTCAGCCGGAACCAGCAGCACGAAATCCAGATCCAGCGACCCCGAACCCGACGTACGCCCGGCTTCGATCTCGATCCTGAACCTGTCGTCCACCACCAGTTCGGTGCCGCTGCGGAAGTCGTACACCGAATCGAGCCCGTACGGAATTGAGATCAGCCCGAGATCGGCCATGGTGATATTCGTCGTGTTCGGCGTGGCAAACGTGTCGTTCGTGATGACATCGTTGCGTGAGCCGTCACCCCACACCAGACGAAGATTGATCCCATCGCCGCTGGTGTTCTTCCGGTAACGCACAAACACCCGATACGTGCCGCGCAGATCCACCGACGCCGTACCCAGATCCGTCAACGTCAACCGGGCCGTCAGCAGAGCGTTCGTCGAGAAGGTGCACCGCGAATAGTTGTTGCCCGCCCCGGAGAAGGCCGCATCGTTCGCCTGTGTCGTGGTGTCCGGTCCCTGCGTCATCGCCTCGGCCTGGAACACGAACGGTGTCCCCGACGGCGTGCCCCGGCGGCGCACCGCGAACAACGACTGCCGCGTCTCGGCCACCGCCGACTCCGGCCATCGGATCAGCGCCGGGGACTCCACATCGCCCTTCACCCCGGTCACATCCACGAAACAGCCGTTGCTGCCCGCCGCCGGGTCCGCGGACACCGTCACAGCCGACACCGGGGTCTCGAGCAGGCCGTAGGCGAAAGGCTCGGCCAGGAACGCCACCGACAGCAGCTTCCGTGTACCGTCGATCTTCCCCAGGTCTTGCACCTCGTCCGCCGACGTGCGGAACGTGCGGAAGAACACCGGGTTCGTCGTCTCCTGCTGCCACCGCAGGAAGTTGACCGGCCGGTTCAACTCCCGGTAGAAGTTCTGCAGCTGGGTCGCGGTGGCATCGGCTGACGCCGCGTTCACCGAAAGCATCAGCTGGATGGTCCGCAATCCGTACGCCGACGCCGGGATCACCGCGCCGTCAGCCAGCAGCGTCGATGCGACAGCCTGATCCAGCGGCGGCGGCGAGAACTGGGTGCCCTCGGTATGCAGCCGCCACGTCGTGCGGTCGTTCAGATCCAGCCGCGTGGTGGGGCTCGAGGCGATCGAGTCGACGAACTTCAGGCTCGACGCCATCTAGCCGCCCCTCCCATACAGGTTTGCTTGCCTGGCCGCGTCAACCCGCGGCATGACGATCCCAGCGCGGCGCATCTCGCCGACCAGGTCGCGGGCGAACTGGCGGGAGTCCATGCCGCCGCCGGTGGCGCCCCCCCGTGATCCCGTTAACGCCTTGGTGTCCTTGTTCGACACGATCACCCCGGCCCGGTCGGGGATGAACAACTCCCGACCCTGCTCACCGACGATGTATGGGTCGCCGGCCTTCACCGGCCCGCCGTGCTGGCGGCCTTCCATGATCTGCCGGGTGGTAACGCCGGCCGGCAACTGGGCATGGGCGGTGATGGTGACGGTCTTGGACTTGATCGAGTCCAGCCATGCTTTCGCGTTGATCCAGGTGTTCAAGCCCTGGGTCTTCAAGTCCAGAGTCGCCTTGTAGGTGCCGGCGAAGTCCTCGGCCTCGCCGCGCAGGTCCGCGACTCGGCCACGGATCGTCTCGGCCTGCCCGGCGGTGATCGCACCCTGAGCGACCCACTGGCGTAACTTGCCCTCGAACGCGTCGAATGACAGGTCACCGTTGATCGCCGCCTGCTCGGCCTTGGATACCGCCTGGGCCACCTTGAACGCTGCGGCTTCCACGTCGGCCTGGGTGGATGTCACATCCGCGAGCGTCTCGTCATAAGCCACGTTCGCGGCGGCTACGTCGTCGATCGCGGCACTGAGCGCGAACACCGGGTCGGTGGCTCGCTGCAAAGTGTCCAGATAGGCGCCGAGCGTCTCGTTCGCTATCTGGGCCTGTGAGGCTTGTTCACCGAGAGCAGCCGCCATTCCCTCGGCGGACGACTTGGCGCCGTCCATCGCCGAGGAGAACGTCTTGGCCGTCACCTCCGCCTGATCCGCCATCACCGTCATCAGTGAGACGTTCTCAACGCCGAACACGTCCTTGAAGAAATCTTGGATGACGTCATTCGATTTCTCAGCGCTCTCACCGAGCATCTCGAAGAATTCGGCACCGGTGACGTTGAACTCTTTGATCTTCTCAGTAGCGGACTCAAGCCCAGTCTGCTCGGCGAACTGATCTACCTCATCCAAGGCTTCGATAGCGACGTTGGCGAAATCCTTGAAAGCGTCGGCGCCCTCCTTGATGGCGGGCACGAAGTCATCGAGCATCTCAGCGCCAAGTCTCGCTAGCGCCGTCTCAGCATTAGCTAGCGAGCCGCGGATGGTGTCACCCATGCTCTGGGCGGCGCCCTCGATCTTGATGTTGTTCTCGCCGAAGCCCTTAGAGCCCTGCTCCCACAGGTCGAAGAAGCCCTCAGCATCTACGGTGCCCTCAGAGATCATCTCCCGCATCTGCGCAGCCGTCACACCAGCAGCATCGGCCAACAACTCGAGCGCGGGCACGCCGCGAGTTTGTAGCTGGTTCAACGTCTCGCCGGTAAGTCGGCCTTCGCTCTGGATCTTGCCGAAGATGTCTCCGATCTCACCTAGCGGCGCGATCGCGAACGCGGCGGTGTCCGCGGTCATTTCGAGTCGTTGGTTGACCTCATCGAGATCGACACCGGCCGCCACGAACTGGGCCATCGTGGACGCGCCCTCATCCAGAGAGAACGCCGTGCCAGTGACCGTGTCGGTCAGACCCGCCATCAACTTCTCGGCCTGCGCTGTCGATAGGCCCATCTGATCAAGCCGTTTACGGGCGTCGTCCAGGTTGGAGAGTCGGCTGAACCCGCCGACCATCACCTTGTCCCAGGCTTGCCAGCCCGTCACCACTCCGGCGACGGCACCAGTGATCTTGCCGAATATCGCACTCGAGCCCGAGCCGAGCTTGGATAGGTTCTGCTCAGTCTTGGCCGACTTGGAGCCGATCTGATCGAAGACCTTGCTCGCCTTATCGCGGGCAATAATGTCGAAGTTGAGCGCAGGCATTGCTCACCTCCGATGTGACCTATGACCTATTGGCAACTCGCCGAACCGGGCGTACGTTAGAAGCAGAAGAAGGGGATTCGATGGCTCAGCGCCGCACTAATGTGGCCGTGTTCAGTTTCCTTGGTGTCATCCTGGGGATCGTGCTCGCTGGCGTAGCTGGCTACGGCGCCATCACCGAGGTCGTCCTCGCGATGATTGCCGGGGGACTGTTTGGGGCGGTCGTCGGCGCTAACTGGACGACGGCACCGGCACCGGATCAGCGCCGCTCCCGCATCACATCCAAGTAGGTCGCCCGCAGCCGTTCGTCCATCGCCAGCAGATCGTCGAACGGGATGCGCGTCAGGACGCTGAGCTCGACGAGTTCGCGGGTCGTCGATCCCGCTTCGTAGGGTCCTCAGCCGCTCCACCCAGCACCGTGATGTCATCGACGCGGTCGAGCCACTTCTCGAACTCTTCCTCGCCGATGATGCCGCCGAGCTTCAAACTGATCCAGGTCAGGTAGTAGAGCCACTCCTGGCGGCCCCGCGGCTCGCCCTTGACGCGGGGATGGAACGCATCGGCGAAAGCCATCTCGAACTTCCGCTCGAACTCCACCTCGGCCCGGGCGCCGGCCGTCGTCTCCTGCTCGGAACCGTCCAGATAGACGACCTTGATCTTGTTCAAATCGACCTCGCCAGCTTGTTAGCAACCCGTTCCATCACGGTCAGCAGTTCCTTGCGAACCGTCGGCCCACCAGCCTCCATCGGGTCGGTGAACCAGCCCTTCGGCACGTCCTGGAATACGAACGGGCCCCGGCCGAACACCGGGTGCGCCACCCGGCCCCGGTCAATGCGGAACGGGTCGGCCACTGCGTTCGACTTGGCTTCGATGCGAATCCCCGCGTGGCCGCCGGTGGTGCGTCGCTTGTGCGGCAGCGACGTGCGCGCCACCCGGCGCCCCAGCCCACCGCGCGACGGCAGAATCGACCGGGCCGAGTCCTTTGCGGCCTTCTTCAGCGGCTTGGTGGCCTTCGTGATCCCCGTCGTCAACTCCCGCTTCAACTCACGCCCGCCGACCTTACGCAGGGCACGCGACAGCGCGATGAAATCCTCAGTGTCGACGACCCGAATCTCAACGACCATCTAGCCCTGCTTGACGATTGGCCCGGAGGCGTTCCAGCTTGCGGAGATGTCCACCGAGCCGGTGACCGTCGCGCTGACGTTGAAGTCAGGCAGGATCTCGCCCCAGAAGTACTGCGTGTTGAGGTTGGTGTTCGGGTACAGGTAGAACTTGCGGGGCAGCCCGTCCAGCGCCGCCGTGTAGGTCTGCACGGTGGCGTTGTCGTAGAACCCGGAGAAGTCGCCCGACGCGTCGGGCAAGCCGGCGACATAGGACTTGTTGGCGTCACCGAATGCCGTCACATCGGCCTTCTCTGTGGCGAACACGATCGTCCAACTGTTCAAGTAGGCCACCGGTTCGGGGGTGCCGCCGCTAGCTAGAGCCAAATAGACTCTCCCATTCCGGCCATGGATCCTGCTCACGTGATCACTCCTTGTCTAGCAGTTGCAGCAGGCGCGCCGCATTACTCGCGAACGTCCGGTCGGCGATCGCTTCCCGGGCCTGCCGTGCGGCCTCGGCCCGAAGTCCTTCATGGTTCAGCCACCAGCGGGCGAGCTCGGACGCCTCGTCCGGCGAGTCGAACCGGGGCAGCATCGGCAGCACCTCGTCGCCCTCGCCGCGCGGGTCACGCAGGAACGGCAGCCCAATCGCGGCCATCTCGACCTCGCGCGGTCCCATCGCCCAGCCGGCGTGCGAGTCGCCGTCCTCGGCCTCGCGGCGGTACAGGTTCAGCCCGAGCTGGGCCGACTGATAGATCCGCACCCCGTCGGCGTTGTCCAGACACTCTTTGATGTCATGGGCCACATACTTACGCAGCGGCGAATCCTCGGTGAGCCGCTGCCAGTTGCCGGCCAGCAGTACATCCAGCCCGTCCAAGTCCATGGCCTCGAAGAACTCGATCCGCGACTCGAACCCGGTGCCGACGAACGCCAGGTCCGCCGCCAGATCCTTGTCCACGGCACCAGGACGATGCAGCTTCGGACGGT